AATGCAACATCTAAACTTGTATTTACAAATATCATATAACAATCATAACCTAATTGTTTTAATATTGAAGCTTGATTGTGTATAATATTATAATCACGGCCTGTTGCGTCTATAACTAAACCTAATCGGCCATTTATATACAAGTCTAATAAGCCTGCTGATTTTGCTTTTGCTTTATCTCTTAACATATTTCTAAAGTATTCTTCTTCATCTGGCATTGATAAAGATAAACCTATATCTCGTAAACTCTTTTCAAATATTGTATCTGAATTTACAATTTTTAAACCTGAACCTGCAAATACAGCTCGTGTTACATAAGATTTACCAGAACCAGGACCGCCTGCTAAAAAGAAAGCCTTAAAAATACCTGGATCGTATAAGCCTTCTGATAGTATTTGTTCAAATGATTTCATATTATCCTTTTACCCAATCTTTTGCCAGAGTAAAATTTGCACGACTAAACTCTAATCTATCAACAAGTTTTACTGCACCTTTTACTCTATCAACTGCAACATAACCCTCAGGACTTGTAACTCTAAAACCGTCATTTGTTCTTATAAAATGACCTATACTTTGTATTTGATTTAATTTACGTATTAAAAAATCTTTTGCTCGTTGCAATGAAACATAACTTGCAATTGTAAAATATAAAGCTTGCCTATTTCTATCAATATAATTTATACCTTCATCACGTATTTTTCTATATTTTTTTTTTGTTTCATCTTTACTTACTGCGTCAACTTCTTGTTGAACAATATTATAATAGTAAGATCTAAACATATCCATTAAATCTTTTACTTTATCCATACCGCCTTTACTATTTTTAATATAAAAGTTAAAAAAACTTTTCAATCTAAAACCTACAGCTAAAGGATCAGTTGTGTTAAAATCATTTAGTAAAGGGCCTGCTTTTGATAATGAGCCTTCTGCCATTGCAATTATATTATCAAATGTGGCGACTTCTGATGTATTGAATGTTGCTGAACCTGAAGCGTCTTTGTATGTTGCGTCTGTTACAAATACAGATGATGAATTTGAAAAACCTCTCATTGAGCCAAAACTAGCTGTAAGACTTTTCATATTTTTACCAGAATAAAAAGTATGAAATACAATACCTAATCTTGCTCGGCCTATTTTTTTGCCTAATGTGCTATTAATTGGTACTGCATATGTAATTGTGTTTGGTGTAAAAATATAACATTCTTCATCATCTATTATTGATGTTTTTAAATCACCTTTTGTAAACAATAAATCACCTTGTACAATACCATTAATGCCTATTTTTTTAAGCTCTCGTAAACATACAGAAAGTTTATCTGCTAATACACCACTATGATTTGAATATATGTCACCTGTTGTATAATTAATTTTTGGATTTACGTTAAAGACTGATTTTGAACCTACAAAAAATCTACCGTTTTCTGGATTGATACCACAAATAACAGCAGGCGCACCGTCCCATTTAACAGTGACGTTTAATCGGCCACCTACATTGCCTTGTAGCATTTTTTTGAGTGATTTTAAAAACAATACAGCATTACGGCCGCCTTTAGCTCCATCATTTATAATAGAGTCTTCTAGGTGTTCTAAATGTGTATTTGTGCCTTTTGTAAGAAATCCTTTAAAACTAAACATCTCTCTTTCATTTTTCCCATCAATATAATCATTTTTTCCATATGTAAATCAAGTTTATTATACTATATTATTTATATAAAGTCAAGTTTATGTTAATATAATTTACCAAAAGGACCAAATGACTCTCCTATTTTTGCAGCTAAAAATACGAGATCTGTAACAAATTCATTACGTTTTTTTTCATTTAACATTTGTAATTCACTTAAAAAATTTAATTGCATTAATTTAGATACTGTTGTAGGTACATCATTATTATAACCTAAAATAATATTTTTTACAAATGTTTCTTTATCTGGTATTTTAGTTTCTGTTTTTTTAAAAATATTTATAAACATTTTTGTATATTTCTCTTTAACTTTTTTAAATTGATCAGCATTTTGAGGAAATAACTTATTATCATTTACAAAATTCATTTTATTTTCTCGCATTAATGCAGCCACCATTTCAACAGGAGCTTTACCTACACGAGCAGCAGTAGAACCACTAGCTGTAGGTTCCCATTTTAAATTTGAAATTTTAGCAGTATCATTACCTTTTACTTGAAAATTATAAGCTACGCCTTCGCCTGTTACAATTAAACGAGAATCTTGTGTGCCAAATTTTTTATCAAACCTTAAATCAATTGATGATGTTAATAATTTAAAATTAAATTCAGGATATAAAGATGTATCGCTTACGTTATATTCTTCATACTTTGCTATTTGACCACTTAATTTTTTTAATGAAATTCCTACAACTTGTTTATTTTTAAACATCTCACGCAATATAGCGTTAAGCTCTTGTATTGTTTGAGAATGTTTTGTTCCTTCAACATTTTCTTTTAATATTTTTATAACTTTATCCTGGTTTTTTACGCACCATATATCAGCTGGATCCCACGTATCTTTTTTTGATATGCCATATTTGTTTTTTACTAAATCACTAATATATGTCATAAAACCACCTTCACGGCTAAATTCTGTAAAAGTTGCGTCTGAAAATTTTTCTAACATTTTTTTTTGTTGACCATAAAATGTTTGAATCCAGTCAGGTGATTCATCTACAGCAGGATAAATTTTTTTTAACTCACTATACTTTGGATCTTTTCTAATTGATTGCCAGTCTTTATAAACAACATTATCGTTTAGAGCTCTTCGCATTATCCAAGCTGAGCCTAATTCTTGCATACGAGTGGTTTTAGCGTCAGCTGTACCGCCACCTTTTGATACTGTTTTTTTAGATACCAAAAATTTAATTTTGTAACCTTTTTTAGCTACTACAGCATAAGATATGTCTTTTAAAAAAGTTCCGCCTTGATAATTTTTTTTTATTAAATCAATATTAGAAGAGCTTGATTTTATAACCCATTGAGAGCTAGAGCTTTTATTCCAATCATCATCTGCAAAAAATAAATCCTCGTTAATGCCATTTAGCATTTTCATCAATTCAGATTTAAGTTCCGTGGGTGCGTGAGCTAACGTTTGTTTTTTATTTAATACATATGCCATTCATATATTTATAAAAGGCTATGAAATATTATCGCAAAGGAATTTAGGAATACCACCGTTTAGTTGCCATTGACGGTGTTTGTTATGAAATCTTACAAGATTGTCTATATCTTCTTCAAAAAAAGATTGTTTAATAATTTTTTTTGTTGGCCGTTCTATAGCTCGCCAATAAATTTTACCATCTATTTTTATCATAGTTTTATAATAAGATAGTGTTTCTCTCAAGCCACCTGGCCTTTTATCTTTTCTATGAAAATTAACTTTTTGTCTTTTCATTTCTTTTTTCCAAATATTCAATTATACCATCTAAATGAAAGTGATAATGAAATAAATCTTTTGTTGTAAAACCCCATATATCTTTGTCTTTTGTGCGTATTCTTTTTGTTTCTTTTAACTCTTGTATATCTTTTATACTACACAGTTTCATATTTTAAAATCTGAAAACTTATCATAACTTGTTTTCACTTCTTGTTGGTTACTATCTACAATGTTTTGTGCTGAATGAGCCACATCATATAGTTTCATTTTTGCACGATCAACACCTACAATAAATGCTCGATTAATACTAGGGTCATTATATCTATTCTTTAATTGTTTAATTTTCATTTGACCTAGTGCTTCAAGTTCTTCACTTGATATAAGAGCAAACATAAAGTCGGCCGTTGCTGGAAGACCGAAAGATTCAGAAGTATCTTCTAAACCAATGTCTGTACTTACAAAACCTGTTCTGGTTGTTTGTGTAGCACTAAAGACTGGTACATTAAACTCAACCGCAAGACCTCTTAATTCTTCTGCAATGGCCTTGATATAAAAATAGGAAGAAATATTACCACCTTTAAATCTACTTGATGAACAAATATTTAAATAGTCAACAAATACAACGTGTGGTCTAAAAGATTTTTTTAATGCAAGTTCGTTAAGTAAAGCTCTAAAATGGCCAGCGTGTGCTGAAGCAGTAGGATATTCTTTTATAATTAATTTACCAGATGTCTTATGTTGTATTTTTCTAATCTTATCGTCATATAACTGTTTTGGTAATGAGTGTAAGTCGTCTATTGTAACATCTAAAAGATTTGCGTCAATTCTTTCAGCAATTCTTTCTTCTGACATTTCTAAAGTAATATACAATACATTATGACCTTGTGTTAAAAATGCACTTGCACTATGACACATAAACAAAGATTTACCAACGCCTGTGCCTGCAAGACATATATTTAAAGTTTTTGCTGGCACACCACCTTTTGTAATACGATTCATAAATGATAAATCAAACTGATATTTTTTTTCTTTTGTATGATAAAATGTAAATCGTTTTTCAGCGTCTTCAATATAATCATGGCCGATATGATTATCAAAAGAAACGGCCAATGCTTCAGATAATATGTGTGGTATAGCTTCAGGCGTTCTGCTTTTATCTTTGTTATCAAGTATTTTAATACCTGTTAATACTGCATTATGAACCGCTCGGTCTTTACAAAACTTTTCAGTTGTATCAAACAACCATTGTAATTCTACCTTTGTATTATCTAAACTTGATAGTAATTCTTTTACAGATTTAAATTCATCTTCGTTTATATCTTTTCTTTGACCTAATTCTATAAGTAAAGTTTCTTTTGTAGGTATATTTTTGTATTTGTTTACAAACGAATCTATTTGATTAAAGAGTATTCTTTCATTACGATTTATAAAGTAATCTTCTTTACAGAAAGGCAAAGCCTTTCTAGTAAATTCTTCATTAAATATAAAATTACGTAATATCGTAAGTTCTATACGTTCATTATTTAAATACTGCGTTTCCATCTTTTAATTGTTTTTCAAGTATTTCTACAAGTATATCACCAATATGATTGATAAACTCTTGTCCTTCTACATCTGCGTTATAAGGATTCATTATAATATCATATTTAAATCTCATTGGCAAAGTGCCGTCTGGCTTCTCATCTTTTGCAAACGCAACATCACCGTATTTAAAAATTACACCGTTAAACTTTTCATCAATAAGTTTTAAACAGGTAAAGTCGTCACCGGTTTTTTGTACAAAAACGTATTTGTTATTCTGATCCGTAGAGGAACTTTTTTCTTGTGGCTTCATCAATCTTTTTTAATATTTCCTTTGTAAAATACTTTTCAGGTTCATCATTAATTGATTTACCAAATACTTTTGTGCCATCTGGTAATTCGTATCGTGTTGATACTTTTTTGAAAATGCCTTCTTCTTCTGCAATGTCTAATAAGCCATAATAACGGTCTAATCCTTTATTATAAGTTAATCGTACATCTATTTGAGCATTTTCTTTTGTTAACCTTGATTTGTAGTTTTTACAATGTATAATATTACCAATCACCTCGTTATCTCCATCTTTTTCTTTCCTTTTGCCGAGATATATGATTGATGAGGCTGCGTATTTGAGA